CGGTCTCCAACCTTCAAATGTTTAACATTTGCCCCGACTTTGAAAACTTCACCAGCGCCTTCGTGTCCTGGAATGATTTTTGAATTATTAGAATCTCCAGTAGTAGATGGTTCTATCAGTGTGTATGTACAAGACCAAACTGGTTATTCAAAATGGAAACAAGTACAACATTTGATTGACTACGGTCCTTATGACCAAGTATTTACTGCAACAAGTGATGAAAATAACATTGTGTACATTGCATTTGGTGATGGAATTTCAGGAAAAATGCCAATCAACAACAGTGAAATTCGTGCACTGTATTTAGTTGGTGGAGGAAGTGATAGCAATATTGCTATTGGAACTTTAACTGATATTGTTTATGTTCCAAATCTTACTTCTAATGAACTGAATGATTTTCAATCTATTATTACCGTAAGAAATGACACTGCTGGTATTGGTGGTTTTGACCCCGAGTCATTAGACCAAATCAGATATGCAGCACCAATTGCTTTACGAGCAAATAGTAGAGCGGTAACTTTAACTGACTATGAAAGTTTAGCATTGCAAGTTGGCAATGTTGGAAAAGCTAATGCGTATGCAGACGTTTGGACTTCGGTTACTTTGTACCTTGCACCAACACGTAATGCAATTGACTCTGACGTTGCTCCAGGATTAGATGGTACTGGGGTTGATTTAAACGGCAGTCCAACCATTGAATTTACCAATTTATCCACTGATGTTAGTAACTTCCTGTCAGACAAAATTTTAATTGGAACAACAGTAACCATTCAACCACCTGTTTATGTTGATGTAGTTTTAGGAAT